CCAGCATGTAAAGAATCTGAATGATGTTCTTCTACAGCCATTTCTGGCTTGGCTAAAACTTCAGGAGGAAAAGGACCTCTAGGGGTATGTGCAGAACTTGGGACTGAATGACCTTGGATAGCAAACTTACGAATCAGAGTCATTTTTTGTTGCGGGTTTCTTAGTCGAGTTTTTTGACGGTGTTGTAGTCGGTGTTGGTTCTGCCTCAAGTACAGGTTCATCAGGTGTACTTAAAATCTTTTTAAAGCCTTCTTCAAGTACAGACTTTAAGGCTTCAGTCGTCTTTAGTAATCCAGCCTTTTTTGCTTGCTCTAAAAACTTTGGCAAGTGGTTGTTGCAATACAAAATTTGTGCACCCTCAGTAATTTGGTAAATATAAAAAGCGTCTTTTGTACAGTTAGCGCATTTCATTAACAGTCCCACTTCCTTAGTGCCAGTGCTTTTCTAGTTGGTTTACCGTTGCGTTCCATTGGTCCTTCCATTCCGCCCATACGTGCGCAGAATGATTTACGACGTGATGCGTCTTTTGGAGAACGTGCCGCTCTTTCTCTGGAAACAGGTGCTTTTAAATTAGAACCAGGGTGTTCTCTTTCGTAAGATTTACGACCTGTTTCATTAAGGCCGCCTTTTTTGTTCTTACCTTCTTTACGTTGCCATGCTGCACTTGCCATTACCACATCACCCCATGACTAAACTGAGTTGGACTAAGAATCGGTGCTCCACCAGTCATTGGGCCAGGAGTACTCATACGTGATTCTAGCCAATATCCTGGAGGTTGCATCCCAAAGTTACGAACAATTTGTCCGTGAGTAACAACAGAAGGTGGAATTGTTTCAAAAGAAACACCCTTAGTAAATTCCTGATGTGAAACAGTGTCCTCGTTAAGCGCCGCAGACATAGTTTATTTCTTTTTCTTTGGAGCAGCCTTTTTTGCTGTTGCTTTCTTTGTAGCAATAGGCTCTTGTGGATAATCTTTGTATCCTGAAATTTTCTTTGTTACAGGGTCACGGTGTGCGTACTTCTGTGTTTTTGCAACAGGAGCAGCAGGCGCAGCAGGTTTACCAGCAGTTGCAATGTTAATTGGCATACCAACTAGTTGTGGACCTTGTGGCTTTGCAGGAGATGCTTTTGGTGCACGAGGTTTACTTGATTTACGTGTGTACTCAAGATTTGTATCGCCAAATCCAAGTTTGACACCAGTTCCGCCTTCTGCGTGCTTGTTTACTGCATCAAAAAAATGAGTGTTACGTCCGTGTGCACGGTCTGCTGCATCTTGCCCAAGTACATGATTAACAACTGCCATATTAACATCATGCCCGTGTTCATTTTCTTGCATTTCTTTTTCATGGGCATGTTGAGCACCTTGCATACCTGACTGCAAAATTGCATGTTGCATGTTATTGGAACGTCCAGCAATTGCTTTACCGAGTGAATCAAAAGGATTCTCGGTACTGTTGCCGTGACCAGCACGTACCATGTTCATTTGTCCCATAGTCCTATGGTCCCTTACTTCTAGTCTTGAGTCTTAGTATTCGTTAAGCAATTTTCAATTGAAATAAGACGTTCGCCCATTTCTACAAATGCTTCCATAAGTATTGTTTGGTTCTCGTAAAGGCGGTCTACACGGTCTTTGACTGTGGTAACTCCACCGTTTTGACTTAACTCGCCATCCATGTTGTTTAAGCGCTGCATTACTCCAGCAACGGCATCACGCCCTGGTGAAGCCTCTTCGCCTTCCCAATCACGCATAAAGCGTTCCATCCATGAGCCCCAACGTTTTAATTTCTTATAGAACGGACTCAAGAGCACTCCTAGACTAATGAGAGCACCAGCGACAATGCCGATAGTTGCAAAGGTGTTTGTCACTGGTGCATCTCCTCTAAATTACTTCTTGCCGAAACCGTATGATGGGTCTTTTGGATTTACAAATTTTGCTGCTGGACCAAGAAGGCCTGCTGCAAAAGCGCTTGCCAAAGTTTTTGGGTCAGTAATGCCAGCCATGTAAAGAGCAGCAACCGCTGCAATTGACGCACGAAGCCAAGATGCTCCTGCTGACTTAAGTGTATTGATATCCATGATTCTCCTAACTATGCCCTACTCAGACCAATGGTCTCTTATTCGTCTCGATTACGCAGTGGATACGTAATTGCCCATGCAACCAATGTTGCAACAATTGCATAACCAACAATGGTTTTTGCACTTCCGTCTAAAACTACCCAAGCAATAAACATGCCAAGTAGAGTCCAGAGTTGGTCAACCATATCTTTTAGAATTTTCACGGCTCTCGTCTCCTTGTGCCTTTAGTGTCATTTGATGGACTTCCACCACCTGATGGGCCTCCACCACCTGTACTGCCTCCAGTTCTTGTTGTCGCTGCTGCGGCAGATGCTGCCGCAGTAGTTGCTGCATTCATTGCAGCACCAGCAGCGACCACTGTTGCTACAACCATCTTTGTTGCTTCTTCTCGTTCTTGAGGGGACATATCAGCACCAATAGAACCAAGCGCTGCTAGTGCCGCACCTGGGTCTGTAAATGCTGTTGCAAGAAATGCTGCAGGGTCTTGCACAAGTTCTACTTGCGCTGCAACTTCTGCAGTAATTACAACTGCATTTCCTTTTTCATCCGTACGAACATCAACAGGTGTTTCTGGTGGTAAATCTTTATAATCCAAACCTGCATCTCGCATGTCTTGTGCAGACACGGCTTCACCAGGTGCAAGGGCTGCGATTAATGCTTCTGCAACAATTGTTTTTTCTTCTTCACTAAGTTTACCGTCAGCCATCGCATCTTTCACTACTTCTTCAACAGTAGGTGGTTCAACTACAGCAGGTGGTTCAGGTGCAGGTTCAGGAATTACTTCTGGTTCAGGTGCGGGTTCTGGAGCAGGCTCAGGAACAACTTCTGGTTCTGGAGTTGGTTCTGGCGCAGGTTCAGGAACAACTTCTGGCTCAGGTGCAGGTTCAGGTGCAGGTTCAACTACAGGGTCTGGTTCAGGTAATGGAACAGGTTCAGGCTCAATTGCAGGAGGTTCAGGAAGAGGAACAGGGTCAGGAATTACAACTGGGTCAGGAATTACAACTGGGTCAGGAATCACAACAGGAGTTGGCTGAGGTGCGGGTGCGGGTGGTTCTGGTTGAGGCTGAGGCGCTGGTTGAGGTTCTGGAGCAGGTGTAGGTGATGGTTCTACGGGTGTGGGTGTGGGTGTTGGTGCTACCGTTGGTTCAGGAGTAGGAGTAGAAGATGGTGATGGACTTGGTTGCGGTGTTGTTTCTGGGCTTGGTGTTGGGGTTGGTGTTGGGGTACTTGTCGGCTCTACCGAGGGTGAAACGGTTGGAGAAGGAGTCGGTGAAGGTGTCGGGGTGGCAGTTGGAGTCTCGATTGGCCCAGGAGTTATCACTTCAGCGGTTACAACGGGAGCAACGTAAACACGAGTTAGACCAGCCTGTTCAAGAGTAACAACTTGACCGTTAGGTAAACGCACACCTGTGCGGGTATTAATATGTGATTGAATATCTGACAAATAAGTAATAGTTAAAGTGTTATCTGCGTTAATAGCGGCTGTTACAACAATTGTAGATAAAGGTGTGTTTGCTACGTTAGAGCCGTACGGACGAACAGCAAGGTCTACTTGAAATCCAGCCTGACTTGAAGAAATGATTAGGTGTTCATCTGTAGATTGCCAACCTGCTGGGTATCCAGGAGTATTAGCAGTGCTAAGAACTACCCAGTCATAAGCATTTACTGATATAGAAGTTGTACTTGGAAATGTGCTGTAGTTGTTGTCTTGGCGCCCAAAAACAATAGTTGAGTTAGTGGTAGCGTAGACAGCGTTGTACTCAGTTCCTGCAAAAGCAATTGTTGTAGGAAGTGCTACTTGGTATGAAACGTCATCTCCACCACAAGTGTCTTGAACAACCACAGGTGTGGAAGAGGTAGTTGTACCATCAGTCCCAACTGTTGTGGTTTCAGTATTTAAAACGGTAGGAGCAGTTGCCGCAGTCGCTATAGATTGTGCGGTCGTTACACAAGATGCTTGTGCTGAGTCAACAATTAGTGCGGGAAAAAAAGCGGCAAATATTAGAACAGATAATGCTGCGAATGTACGCAGAAGTTTCAAGTATTCCCCTCGGAATGTTGATGTGCCCTACAGTTTCTTATTAAACCAGATTTACGTTGGTTTGCGGTTCTTAATTAGTTGTGTTTTTCCTGAACCAGTTCCAGAGTTAACAGACTCACCTTGTACACCTCTACCAGAACCATTCCAAGTAACAATACTTGGTTCTGCTACAGATTTGTAACCTCTGTCTGGTGTGTAAACAAAACCTGTTGTAACTTCAGTACGATTGTTAACTTTAAGAACTTTACGATTAAGTTGACTGCTCATGCAGGCGTACCTGATGCTCCGCTTAACGTACCGCCCATACCGCCACCATCAGAAGTTGCTGCTGGCATTGCAGTATCTACAACACCATTAGTTGCAGAACCCATTGCTTGGTCAACGTGCTCTCCTGCAGTTTCTTTATCTGGTTTCTCACCATGTTCATAAGCGGTTGTAAGAGAACCACCAGTTCCCATAGTTCCGTACATCCAAGGGTAGTTATACCAATAGTTACCAAGACCTACGTAGGCTCCTGCAAGACCACGACGTTCTTTCTTTCGACGCTGTTGTTCCGCAATATCAACGGCTTCGTTAAATTGTGCTGAGTTTAAATTACTCACCTGTTTGCCTCTGTCTCGGTCTATTAAGTTCTATCTGTGTCATATTGCCAATGTTGTAATTTCCAAAATCACCTTTAGGGCCACCGTAGATTCCATCTGCAACCTTTTCATTGCCAGGACGTTGTTGGTAATAGTAAGCCGTGGTTGTAAGCGGCACACTTGTTAGCGCTTTATTGTTGTCCATAGTTAAACACACCCTCTGGGTCATACACATCTATTGCGGCTAAAACAAGGGGTGTTGCTATTTCACGACCATGGTGTCCGCAAAATAATAACTCTCCAGAAGCAAGCGTTGCTCGGACCATGGCTGTTGCGCCACACCTATCGCAACGGTCAAGAGCAGTTATTGGTTCACGAGTTTCTACCGAAGTAGTCATTATGAACTAAACCCTGGCTTAGCAAGAGGAGCAGTTGAATTAGCAGCAAACTTATTAGCGCTATTTGATTCCTCAAGACCTGCTGGTCCATCAAATCTTTTAGTCTCAGGCATAGCCTGCTTGCTGGCTGTCATAGCCTGGCTTCCAAACTGTGTCTGAGAAATCATGAGTTTATTTTACCCCCTACAGCGGTTGTGTATGCTCCAACTAAGCGTACCTTCTAAAGAAGATATAACGTCTTTATGCTCAATGCTTGCTGGAAGTTGTGCAACCTTAACTCAAGGCTGTAGTCTAAGGGCAATAACAACGAAAGAGGGAAAAATGAAAAAGTTATTTTATGTTTTAGTAACAGCAGTGTTTATCGGTACAACAGTTGTACCAACACATGCAGAAGTAGCGCCATCAATTGCAGTCATTGATACAGGAACAACACCATCATTATTTGGAGACAAAATTGTTGCTGAGTATTGCGTAGTTGAGTCATATACATGTGCAAATGGAAAGACTTCAATGGAAGGTGCAGGTGCATCAGCACTTCCTGCGTTTAAAGATAAGGCTCTTGACCACGGCACACAGATGCTTTCTATTATTGCCAAGGTAAATCCTTCAGCAAAATTATTGCCAATTCGTATCGTTGGCGTAAATCCAAACGGTAACGCTGGTCTCTACACTTTGGATTCAGTAAAATTAGCCCTTGATTGGGTTATTGCTAATCAAGCCAAATACAACATTGCAGTCGTAAACATCTCACAGGGTAGAGTGTTTGCTGATTGCAGAGTACCTGCAGGCATGGTTGAGCAGATTGCAACACTCAAAGCACGCAATGTTGCTGTAATTTCAGCAACAGGAAACGACGGTAATAAAACAGCAATCAACTCACCTGCCTGCATTGGTGATGTAGTGGCAGTAGGAGCAACAGATAATCCATGGGCTGGTTCAGAACCTTATGCTTGGGATAGCGCTGCAAAGCCTTACATTGCTCGTTACACCAATATTTCTTCTGCTTTAGATTTTTACGCTAATGGTCGTTGGTTTGTAACTAATGCTAATGGAACAACTAAGTTCACAGCAGGCACATCCAACGCAACTGCTTCTATGTCAGGACTATGGCTACTCAAACGACAGGCTTCGGTAGATGCAACTTATGCTGCAATTGTGGCGCTATCAACTACTGCGTCTAATGAGTCAGTGACTGGGAAGTATGTTTTAATACCTTAATGCCCAAGTACGAATACGCATGTATACAGTGCGATTTAGATTACGAGAAAGAGCGTAGCATTCATGATGCCGCACCCAATTACGTGTGCGATTCATGTGGCTACGCTCTTCAACGTGTTTTTAATTCTTTTGGCCTTCAATTCAAAGGCTCAGGGTTTTACAAGACTAGTAACTAGTTGTAGTTAGGGTCGTCTTTTTTATCTGTTGGTGCAATTGTAATTGCTGTACCTGATTGATTTGCTTCAACCTGTAGGTCAGCCGCTGTCTTAGAGTTAACATCAACTGCTGCAAATGCAGAGTTAATCTCATCCAATGAAAGTTTGCCATCGTTCATAAACCCACGAGCCAACTTCTCAACTACTGCTGCTACTGCTGTAAGGCCAGCAACCGTTACTGCCTTTAGTACTGAGATTCCTGCGATAGAACCAGCACCAATAACTCCAAGACCGCTGGCAGCAAACACTGCAACGATGCGAAGGAGGATATTTCCAAACATCTTAAATCCGTTTTTCACTCTTCTTTACTCCGTTCAATAGAATTCCGAAGTTGTGTCGAACGGTCTCTGTTACGTTTTGTGCGCCTGTCATTAAATATTGGTGCCGTTTGATTTAGTTTAAACGGACCTTTGCCACCCTTGACCAATTCTGGTTCTTTCTTCCCTCTAGGCATACTGCCTATTATCAGTCCTCTTGTATGCCAATGCTTGCTAAATAAAGTTCTTTCTCGCTCATTATGAACTCTTTAATCTGTTCTTGACGTTCTTGAATCTGTTCTTCTGTCTTTGTAATCATTTCTTTTTCTAAGTCATCTCTGTGCTCTGTGAACTGCTCTACGGCATAGTCCAGTACAGACTGCATTGTTGCAGCCTTAATTTGTGATTCTTGCCATCTGTCCTCAAATGGCTTAAGTTTTTTCTTTTCTAGAAACTCTTGTTGACTTTCTATGTTTGCAATAATTTTGTCTTGTCGGTTGCTCATGTGCCCACCCTATCAGTTTACTTGTATTGCTCCACTATTTGAATTGGTCCTGAAGTATTGACATCTAATTTGGCAGCAATCTCAATAGCCTTCTCTGGTTTTGCCCCAGCATGAATAGCACCGACTGCATAAGGAGAGCCAGAACCTATTCCGTAGATTCCATCTCCAGAACGACAAACCGATAAATCATCGGCTATATCAAAAAGTTCGCCCCCCACAGCGATGAGAAAGTTAAACCTACTCTCATCTGCTTTCCCTTCCCCCTTTCCTTCATTAAAGTCATAACCATTATCAGTCAAAAACTTTCTGAGGGAAGGCATTGTTTTGGAAATCATAAAGTGATAAATGTCTTCAGAATCTTTCATTGTAAGTTTTGGTGGGTTCCACATGTGTTGTACGACATCGCAGGGTTGAACTTCTCCACTACCTGCAATAAGGAACGCTCCACGTTGTGCAATCTTCTTCATATCGGGATGGTTGTAACGACGTCCACCGTCACCAGTTACCTGATTGTCGGCAGCAAGAACGCATTTGTCTTTGTATTGAACGCCTACGATTGTCGTCATGTCCACCCCTTCCAAGAAAGAACCCCTCAAGAATACCATTAGGTATCCTTGGAGGGTTGTAGGTCAAGATGTCCTTTTAGTCTTTATCTGCCCATTTCATGCCAAAATAAGTAACTAGTACCAAACTGGCTATAAATACACCTTGGAAGGTGATATGGGTCAAAAAGTACATTAAAGGAACTTAACCAGTTCCGCCCAAGTCTTAGGGCCAATGATGCCGTTTGAGTCAACTACGTCATGATTGTCTTGAAAAGCAACTACAGCCTTTTTTGTGGCGGGACCGTAATCACCGTCTGCAAGAAGCCCTAGGGCTTTCTGTACGACCTTGACGCCTTCACCCTTGTCTCCTGGGCTAATGCGCCCAGGGAAGGCTGGAGCCTCTGTGACGGGCACCTTAGCGGTGACCTCGTTGCCCTTATAGTTAGGGCGACCAAAACCCACAATAAACGATGGAATGCCTTTGGAGTTTTTCTTGTAAGCACGAATCTTCTTTACGGCTTCTCCACCATTTGCCTGTGAGCCAGACTTCTTCTTATCCCCTGAAGTATTGCCCTCCATAGTTGTGACTGTTCCATCGCCATTATCTTTAACTACGATACCAACGTGCTCTATTGGAGCGCCGCCAGCAGCAAAGTCAAAGTACACAATGTCTCCAGGCTCTGGCTTTGCAGCCGCTGCATCTGTCCATGTGCCCATCTTTTTAAAGGCTGCGGCACCTGCCATTGTTGAAACAGTATTAGGAATCTTTACTCCAGCCTCATTTGCCACCCACATACAGAAACTTCCGCACCATGGCAAAAAGTTAGCCTTAGTAAAGGCACCAAACTTGGTCTCATTATCTTTTGGACCTTCTACATAGCCTTCTTCTTTAAGAGCAATTTCTACCATCAAAGCGGCCGTACCTTTTGCTGCCATTATTTTTTCTTCTTCCTATGTTTGTTTCCCTTGCCGATGTTCTCGGAGGCTTTCATTACCTGTAAATTCTTTGAACCACCATGGTCTTTGTTATTGTCCTTGTGGTCCACATGCTCGTCCTTAGATAACTTGCGCCCTAATTCTTTTTCTTTCTTATCACGAGCAGCATTGGTGCTCGTAGTCTTCTGAGACTTTGGGTCATACTTGACCACAATAGAACGACCACCGTTTTGCTTAGAACCCTTGTAAGGTCCATAAGTCTTAGGTCCAGTTACTTTAGCCATTACTTCAACTTCTTCTTTTGGTCCATGATGCGAACAGCCTTAACAGCCTCTGCAAGATAACCAGTAGCACTTGGCGGTTTCATCTGTGATTTAATCTTAGAGACAGGCTTTATCTTTTTAGCAGCCATTAGGCATCTGTCCTTGAGCATACGCATTTGCAATCATCTTTAATACAAACGCTGTCGTAGAGTTCGTGCCCGCACTTAATGCAGTTGCTCATTAGTCAACCGTTCCTTTGCAGCGTCGTGATGCTTTACTTCGCAGCCTCGTGCTAAGTCTGGGACGACGTATTGCTTTCCGCAGACTTTACACTTCCAGGCTTCATAACGAAAATCGTTATTCATCAAGGGCCATTATTGCAAAGAGCGGGAGAAGAGGGGGGTTAAGAGTTCCAAAGACTTTCTTCTTGCTGAAGGTCCACTTCGTTAGGTGTGGGGATGTCGGTTAAATAGACACGTGTATCTTTCTTTTTAATGTACCACTTGCCAACCCTGGTCGTATTCATCTTATAGCGACGCACCAACTCGCCAGAGACATCGTCTAGACCCAGGACACAATTGAGTTCAACGATAAGGTAATGGTTGCCATCGGCATCCCACAAGAAATCCCCATGGGCCAACCCGACCGTGCTTTTTTCCTTGTAACCGCTATTTATCTTTATGACGCCCACAGTTCATCCTCAAACAACTGGTCAGCCTCAGTCCATTTGCGAACCTTCTTCTCTTGCCAGTTTTTATTTTTAACTTCTTTTGCAATCTTCTCTCGCATCTTTGCGGTATGTAAAAGATGTTTCTCGTGTTGGTTCATCATGGAACCATAGTCACGAGTATTGTAATCTTCTTTGTAGAACTGTTGTTCTTTAATACCTGGCATTTATTTCCCCCTTGCTATTGCTGCACAATGGTGTGCTGCCTCATACACGGCTAATTCAACCTCATCTACTGGAGGCATCATGTTTTCTATCTCTGACTCAATCTCCTTGGCGATATCTTCTCCAATTGATTTGCGTACTGCTTTATAGACTTCTTCACCTAAATCAAAGTCAACATACTTGACCCAAGGTTTGCGTAATTCATAGCGTCCTATTTTCATGCCCAAAAGATATACCCATGGGTTTCGAAATTCAAGTCGGTGTGCTAGGTTGCGCTCATGCCATTTAAAGATAAAGATACCCGTAAGGCTTATCACAAGGTTTACTCGAAGAACCATTACGAGGCTAATATTGAGGAGTATAAGTTAAAGGCTCTTGAGTCCAATCGCAGGGCGCGAAAACGTAACCGTGATTACATCAAGGAGATTAAAGAGTCTAACCCCTGTATGGATTGTGGCAAGTCCTACCCTTTCTACGTGATGCACTTCGACCATATCTACGATAAGAACGGTTCGGTCTCTGACCTCTCTCGTGCTTCGTCTTCGTTGGAGCGCATTCAGAAAGAGATTAATAATTGCGAATTGGTTTGCGCCAATTGTCACGCAGAACGAACATACTCACGTGCCTATGATGAAGACACTAGTGAGTGGATTTAGTTACTTTTGGCGTCATAAACATTGATAACTGTGCTGGGTTCATAGTAGTGGCGCCTTTGAGCGCTGATACTGAATGTCATTGTCATCATGGTGCTCTACAGGCACTAACATATTAGGGTTAACTTTGTTTGCACCAATTACACGGTGATGACCATTTTGAAGATAACGACCAGAATCATCATGATAAACATCTACGGGCTTTTGCACACCTTCATTTCTAATTGACCTCTGCAAACCAGTTACAACATTGTCACGCAACTTAGATGTAATCATGTCTTTGCGTGATGAGTAGTTTGGAGCATCCATCATCGGCATCTTGTTAAGTTCGTGTGCTGGCATAAACATAGCCAGTTGCTGATGGGATACTACGCTCATGAGTTAGCCTTTACTGCAGCAGTTATTTGATTTTGCTTGTAACGAGGAATCTTCTTCCAATCTTCGTTCCAGGTTTCTTTCATCTTTTGAACTCGTGAGTCAGAACTAGCATCTTGCCATTTGTGAAAATCTGGAGAAATAGGAGCAATGAGACCTAATTGGTCAGGCTTGTAATTTGGGTCTAACGAATTCTCTTTTGGAACAAATCCCCATTTAAAAGATTTTCCGTAATGTGCATCCCAATCTGGAGCAGGAGCAGTTCCTGGCTTCAACATAGTGGGATTGGTAATGTTCATTGTGTGTGGCTTGAACTGTACGAGAGACAGGCTATGTTTAGCGCTCATCTGCATAGTGTAGAACAAATGCTCCCAAGCATAGACTCGAACTATGATTCACGGCTTCAAAGGCCGTTGTCCTGCCGTTGGACGACCTGGGACTGTTTAGATATCCAACGATTGGTTAAATTGGTCTAGTGGAATTCTCCACGAACCTTCTGGCGCATATTTCCACTCATCACGTGAGCACTCTTCCATAGTAAGCCAGCCAAATATTTCTACTTGCGAATAGTAATCACGGTCTAATACACGTGCGCCCACAAGTAACCACCCTGGTCTAATGTCTTTGGGGAAGACGGGTATCTCATCCTTAGTGCGGATGCTCTTGACTTCAATATTAGTTCCTACCTCGGCAATGTCTTTGCGGAAGTAGTGCTCTTCATTAGTGTAGAACGGAAAGGTAAAAGACTTCTTGTACAACTTAGCCACCGCGTACTCAGCCACGATGGTGCGAACGTTCGCCGCGATTTCTGGTTCAAGATTACGTTTGTTATCACCTGCATAATTTGGCCTGTCCTCGGAGCCAAATTTCATCATCCATCGGTTGAGCGCTATGTCAGCGCAGGCACGCACTTCCTCTTTGCTTAAATCAATTGTATGACTCATCCCATATCTTTCTCAT